CGTCACAAGGCAGACCAGATAACGTCTAAAAACTCTAAAGATGGAAACCCTGACGGACACTGGTGCAAAATTATATTTAAGAAAACACCTAACGAAACAACCGGCGCAGAAATTAGATACCCGATTAGGTACGGCAGGACGGGCGGCAAAAGCGTTTGGATTGAGTATGAGATTTTTGATTCACTTTTAAAGTGGGGTTTTATTGAGAAAGCAGGCTCTTGGGTTACTATCAACAAAAAATTGATTGATGAACTCAAAGATAAGAAACTTGAGATTCCAGAGAAGATTCAAGGAGAAGATGCTTTCACTGCCTATTTAGAAGAGAATCCTAAGCTTACAGAATATCTGTTTGCTAAGTTAAAAGATACTCTCACTTTAGCTTAGGTTGTATACGTTTTACCAATGTTACATAAAAATGTGTTTTGTGGATGTTACGTAACAGCCTAGGCGAGTGAGACTTTACAACATTAACGGAAAGCTTGTAAGCAAGAATGTAGTAAAATACAAGATTGATTGGGAAAAGTCATGCAGATCAAAGATACAGTTCGAGGTGAAGAGTTTCTTCAAAGACCATTGGGAGAATCATATTTGTTACGAAGAGTTCCCTGTTTTTGGCACAAGAATGAAAGTCGATCTGATAAATTTTACTCGCAAGATAGCAGTAGAAGTTCAAGGTGATCAACACAATCAATACAATAAATTTTTCCATGGAGGGTCTAGAGACAAGTATCTGGCTTCCATAAAAAGAGATATGAAAAAAATAAGCTGGTTGGAGATGAACGAATTTAACGTTCTGGAAATAGAAACAAAAGATATAAAGAATCTTAGTAGATCTTATATTTTTGATACTTTTGGAGTTGAAATTTAATACTAGGTGTAATATAATATGATGAGTAAAGAAGTTCAATACGGCAGTATCCCGCAGGATCTTCTGGATAACATTAGCGAAATGTCTTATGGTGGTTATGTGTTATTTAGTTTTGACGAAAACGCGAAGCCACAAGTACACGCACAGATATCCGATGATTTAAATGCAATGTCGTTGCAGTATTTCGTTAAAAACTGGTCAGAAGCCATGGAAGAGATCTCTAGAGAAAGCTTTCTTGAGAATATAACTACCAGAATACAAAATAACTCAGAGGAAGAAGAAGGTTACGAAGATGAGTGATACAGACATTTCAAATTATTATCCCGACAAAAAAGAAACCCCTCTACCGGGATTAGAACCTCCTGCTTCATTGACAGCAGGTGAAGCTCCAGACTCTGCGCCAGCAGAACCAGAAGCCCCCACACCAGTAGAAGCTTTGGGCGTGGATGATTTAGGTATTGATTTGCCAGATATACCTTTGCCAGATGACGAACCTATCGAGGATAGTATCAAAGATACTTTTGAAGATGCTGCTTTTAATTTTGCTGTTGTTGGCGTTGGCCAAGGTGGCTCAAGGTTAGCAGAGTCTTTCTGGAACTTGGGTTACCGCAGGGTCGGGGTTATTAACACGGCTAAACAAGACCTTTCTTTAATAAATATACCAGAGCAGAACAAACTTTTGATTGGCGATGGAGGTGCTGGCAAGAATCCAGATGCAGCAGATGAAGTCTTCCGCACTCGTTATGAAGATATTTTAGACTTCCTTAAAAGGACTTTTGGCACAAGCTATGAAAGAGTTTTAGTTTGTGCTGGCGCAGGTGGCGGCACCGGAGCCGGTGGCGTAGCTAGAGTTATTGATATTTGCCACGACCTCAATCAATCTTTAGGTAAGGAAACTAAGGACACTGATGCTAAAGTAGGATGCATTCTAGCTTTGCCTACCAGAGCAGAAGGTATTAAGGTTCAAGATAACTCAAAGAAAACAATTACGAAAGTAATTGATGCCCAGAAAACTGGCGTGCTTTCACCTTTGGTAATACTTGACAATGAGAAGATTAAACAGTTATATCCTAAGCTGTCTGTAAATCAGTTCTGGAGTACGGCAAACAATAGTATCTGCTCTATCTTCCACTTGTTCAATAAGATATCTGCCAAAGAATCTGCATATACTACTTTTGACAAGGCAGATTTAGACACTATATTCTCTTCTGGTATCATTATGTTCGGCGCAACACCGATCAAGGACACCAGTGAGACAGGAATATCTTACGCAGTTAGGGATAATCTAAGAAAGAATATCTTAGCTGGCGTTGATGCCTCTACTGGCAACGTAGCTGCTTGCGTCATCATCGGAGACAAAAACTCTCTTGACAACATACCCCAGTCTAGTTTAGAACATGGATTTGAGCAGCTTAGTCGCATGATGGGCGGAGGTTCCACAGTTCATCGTGGAATCTACACCGGTGCAAAGCAGGGTTTGGCAGTTTATACTGCGATAGGTGGCTTGCAAGCTCCAGAAAACCTGTTTGACTACTTCTTCGAGGTAGATAGAAAATACAAATAGTAGATGTCACTATATAGCATTAAGCTTGAGAAGTATGTTTTAGGCGGGCTTCTCAAGACACCAGAGGTTTTGGCAGAGGTAGATTCTTATCTGTCTGTCGCAGATTTTTACAATGAAGTTCATCAATCAATCTACTCTGTAATTAGAAACTCTTACATCGCCAATGAAAAGATAGACAAAGTTTTAGTCTCTACCAAGATGATGAAGCTTGGTATTACAGCAAAAGACTCTGTTAATATACATGACTATCTAGAAGCAATAATATCTAGCGCGCCTAATTCAAAAGCTATTATTGATTATTGCAAAGAGTTAATATCTTTTAGGATTAGGAGAGAAATAATAGACACTACCGGCTCGATAGAAGAGTATATAAATAATACTGGCGAAGACAGCGTAGACGATATTATTTCAAAAGCAGATTCTTTATATTCTCAAAAGATTCTCTCTTACGAGCTTGATGATAATCCAGAAAATATTTTAGACAGCTTTTTGGATGAAGTAGAAGAGTCTGGTAAAAACCCGATAGATGATTCTGGACTACTAACTCCATACCCTGAGTTTAACAGATTGTTCGGAGGGCTAAGAGACGGAAACATATATGCCATAGTCTCAAGGCCAGCTCAAGGTAAAACTACTTTTATAAATGACATCTGCCTAAACACCTCCCTGCAAAACAATGTTCCTGCTTTAGTTCTAGACACGGAGATGTCTACAAAAGAAATAAAGTTTAGAATGGCAGCAGCACAAACGCAAGTTCCTCTTTGGTATCTTGAGACAGGCAACTGGCGCAAGAATGAAGAGATGTTTAAGAAGGTCAGGGACTACCAAGAAAACTTCAAAGGCAAGTATGACAATCATCAATATTTTCATTATCATGTGAGAAATAAAACGGTTGATGAAGTTTGCTCGATCATTCGTCGTTGGCACATGAAATATGTCGGCAGAGGTAATCCTTGTGTCATAGCTTACGACTACGTTAAGTTGACGGGCGAGAAGGTAGATAGGAACTGGGCAGAGCATCAAGCTATAGGCGAAAAGATAGACAAGCTCAAAAGAATATCAGAAGAGTTGTCTGCTCCTATTATTACTGCCATGCAGATGAATAGAGCTGGGGAAAGTCATAACAGGAATAGTCGTAATCTTGTAGATGATAGCTCTGCCATATCTTTATCGGACAGGCTTCAGTGGTTTGCAAGTTTCGTAGGTATTTTTCGCCGAAAGACTAATGACGAAATAGCCATGGACGGAGAACAGTTTGGGACGCACAAACTTTTACCGATTAAGACTAGATATCAAGGCAGAGATGCTGCGGGGCATATTGATTTAGTTCGCAGGCCAATTATAGAAGAACATAACGACACAGAAGTTCACAGAGAAGAGTGGGTACAGAACTATCTAAACTTCAATGTAGAAAACTTCTCTGTTCAGAGTAGAGGTTCTCTCCACAATATAGTAAATAATATTCGCCAGAGGTTTGATATAGCAGAAGAAAGAATCGCTGGCCACGGAGATACGCAGATATAAATGGCGGACGTTAGAGACGTACTATTAGACTTGGGTTATAAAATTCAAGATCATGGCAGGGAGTACAGAATGTCTCCTCTTTATAGAGACTCAAGCAGCAGTTCTGTGCTGAGAGTATACAAAGACACTGGATGGTGGACTGACTTTAAAGAAAACAGAGCTGGCCCTTTCGAGGAACTGGTCAGACTAACTCTTGGCCTTTCTGATATAGAAAAAGCTAAAGAGATAATCCTAGATAAATATAAGTTTAAGAAGCCTGAGAGAAAAGAATCTAAGCTCGAACACGTCAAAGAGTTGCCTAGTGAAATCCTAGATAATCTTGTAGAAGACTATTCCTATTGGGGAGGCAGAGGTGTTAGCAAAGAAACTCTTAATTTGTTCGGCGGGGGTAAAGCTATAAAAGGGAGATTCTATGGTAGATATGTATTTCCTATCTTTAATAGTCAAAAAAAATTAATAGGTGTCACCGGTAGAGACACCACGGGCGAAAACAAATTAAAGTGGTTGCATAATGGCCCTACCTCAAAGTGGGCTTATCCTTTGCAAATCAATTTTAATATCGTATCTAGCTCTAATGAATTAATCTTAGTTGAAAGCATTGGAGATATGTTGGCCCTTTGGGAGGCTGGTATAAAAAATACCATGGTCACCTTTGGCCTTCGCATCAGCCCACATTTACTTACTTGTATTTTGAGATTAGACCCAGAAAGCATTATAATAGCTTTTAACAATGACGAGGACGGCAGAGCTGGAAACAAAGCTGCCTACATTGCCAAAAAGCTAGTGCAAAAACATTTTGACGAAGGGGTTGTAAAAGTTAAGCTTCCTTGTAAAAATGATTTCGGGTGCATGGATAAAAAAGAAATTTTAGAATGGCAGAAAAGTTAAAAGAAAAAATCTTATCAGCATCAAGGCTGAAAACATTAGAAACTTGTTCTTGGTCTTACTGGTGCAACTACCACTTAAAACTACCACAGAAACAAAATGAGGGCGCACAGCGAGGAACTGTGTGCCATTTAGTGTTTGAGATGTTGGTTAAGAAAAAGCATAAGAAGCACTACGAAAAAATTATGAAAGCGAACACGATAGACGGAAGTCCCGCTATCGTTAGGCTTGTTATGAAACATCTTCGTAAGATGGAGAAGTCTTCTGACCTACCAATGACAAACCAAGAAAATACAGAGTTGGTTTGGGACATGATTATGGTAGGGTTAAAGTATGACTTTTTTGGCTGGGGAGGTAAAGTAGATAACCCAGAGCTTGAGTTTCTGTTAGAAAAAGAAAACCCTACATACAAAATAAGAGGGTTTATTGATAAACCTATAGTTTACAAACGTGGTAAAAAAGTAAAAATTGTAGATTATAAAAGCAGCAAATACAAGTTTAGAGGAGAAGAACTTCATTCTAATGTGCAGGCTATGACTTACACTCTGGCCGCTAAAAAGCATTGGCCAGATTTCAAGCCTACGGCAGAATTTTTATTTTTAAGATTTCCTAAGAGTCCCGTTCAGCAACTTGAGTTTACAGAGGAGCAGCTTAAAGGCTTTGAATATTATTTATCTTATGCTTATTTTAAAATAAATAATTATACAGAAGAAGATGCAACTTCAAACTATGCTGCGGACACGAAAAAGAACGCATGGCTATGCAAGGTAGGTAAATGGCGATGCCCTTACATTGATGGATATGATTACTACTCTCTCAAGGACAAAGAGGGGAATCAAGTAGCCTCTAGCTTTAAAAAGGTTGAATTAGAGCAAATTAAAGTAAAAGGTCAGAAGATTGTTAAAGAAAAGTACGAAGGTTGCCCAAGGCACGCTGGTAGCGACGAATATTTAGATATTTTTTCTTGACACGCCCCCAGAATCCTAGTATAATCTGCGCATGGACAAGGTTCTACCTTTATTCAAGTCACATTACAGCATAGGTAGGTCTATACTGACTCTGCACCCAAAAGGTTCCTCTGACGGAGTAGGTCCAGATTCAATAATTGATATTTGTGCCGACTCTGGTCTCAAAGAGCTTTACTTGGTTGATGACAGTATGACAGGCTTCATGGAGGCGTACCACAATGCCTCTGAGGTTAATATTGATTTAAGGTTTGGGTTGAGGATAAACACTTGCGAAGATATATCTAAAAAAGATAAAGATTACGCAAAGTCAGAATCTAAATGTATTTTATTTTGCAAGAATAAGTCTGGATACGAAAGGCTATTAAAAATATCTTCTATTGCATCTACTGAGGGGTTCTACTATATGCCTAGAATAGATTACAAGTCATTGCATAAATACTGGAGCGATGATGACTTAATGCTTATAGTGCCATTTTACGATTCTTTTATTCATAAGAATAAGTTTAGTATGGGCAATATTATCCCAGACTTTTCACAAATAAAACCAAAATTCTTTCTAGAAAATAATGATTTACCGTTTGACTCTGCATTAAGAAAGCATGTTTTGAGTTATTGCGAAGATAAGTACGAAACGCAAGAGGTTAAGAGTATTTACTACAAAGAGAAGAAGGACTTCCCTGCTTACTTGACCTTTAGATGCATCTCCGACTCCGCTCCCGGCAGAGCAAAGAGAACTTTGGCTAAACCTAACTTTGATCATATGTGTTCTAATGAGTTTAGCTTTGAAAGCTGGTATGAAAAAATTTAAATTATCACAACAACTAATTGACAGGGCGCAAAAAAGGGCTGACAAGCTGCCTTTGCTGAACAACTCTATTAGAAAAGGTGAAGGGGCATTAGTAGCTTACATCGGCGAAGAAGTCGCCAAGCACGTTCTAGGTGGCGAAATAAAGGACACCTACGATTACGACCTAGTATATCATAATCCTTGCTCCGGTCATTTTACCGTCGATGTAAAAACCAAGGAGAGGACTGTAGCTCCTCAATTAAACTACAACTGTACTGTGGCAGACTTTAATCCCAATCAAGACTGTGACGAGTATGTTTTTGTTAGCGTAATGAAGGACTTGAGCTACGCTTGGTATCTTGGTAAAATAGATAAGTCTGAGTTTTATCAGAAAGCTAGGTTCTACAAAGAGGGCGACTACGACCCAGAGTCACCTCCGAGGAAAAGCTTTTACTTCAGAGCAGATTGTTATAATATTCCTATCAGAGATCTCAATGGATAACGACTTTTTTAAAAAAGCAGCAGGCAAAGACCTAGTCTTCATGGACTTGGAGACTTTCAATGTTAATCTAAACTTTTACAACAATCGGCCTTGGCAAGTCGGGATGATACGAGTTGTTAAAAATAAGATTCAAGATAGGTTTGACGAGATGGTTAAGTGGGACTGCGGTCTGAAAATATCAGATGAAGCAGCTAGGATAACTAGGTTCAGCCAAGCTAAGTTTAATAAGCTCGCTAAACCAGAGCCAGAAATATTTCCAACCGTTTATCAATGGTTAGATTCGTGCGATTATATTGTCGGCCATAATATTTTAGGTTTTGATATGTATCTCATTAGGGACTGGTGCAAGATGAACGATAAACCTTACGCTCATCTGTTTGAAAAATGTATAGACACCTTGTCAATCGGCAGAGGTATCAGAACAGAACACTACTTCAAGAAGCAGGAGGAGAACTTTTTTGATTATCAATACAGAATGCTGACTCACAGAGTTAAAGGCATTAGAACTTCTCTCACTGAGTTAGGTAAGTACTACAACATCGAACATAACTATGAAACCTTGCACGATGCTATCAATGACTTGGAGTTGAATTTAAAAGTTTGGAATAAATTAAAAATTGATATGAGTAGAGTTTAGGTATATAATACATATATGCCTAGTATGGATTTTGCATACGACTTGATCGAAAAACTATCTGAAGAATCTGATACAGATTACGCTATAGTTATCTTAAGAAAAGGCAGGAAGCAGGACAAGTTAGATTTTTTTTATAGGTTTGAGAAAGAGAATAAGGACACTTTAAGAGTTTTAACAGAGAAGCTAGAATTAATATTACTGGAAGATGGAGACAGCAAAGGCGAACAAAAATCAGAGCCTCCCACCCCGCCAAAGAAAAAAAAGCGAGGCAGGCCAAGAAAAAAGAAAGACTGAGTTCTCAAACAACTTCGAGAGCTTAAACCTAAACATTCACGGGGTACGTCTACCTAAATTTGAGATTCAAGATGAATATCTTGAGCTGATTGATAACCCAGAAAAAGTAAAAGACACTTACGACTTCTTAATAGCTCTTTGCCAAAAGGGTTTTAAAAAGCTAGGTATAAAGCGAGGGACAGAGAAGCATAAGAAGTACGTTGAGAGAATACATTACGAGCTAGATATTCTCAAGGAGTTAGGTTTTGTTGATTACATACTGCTAGTATGGAAAGTAATTTACTTTTGTAAGACATCTGATATCCCAGTCGGGCTGGGTCGTGGTTCTGCGGCGGGAAGCTTCGTTCTTTATTTATTAGGCGTTACCAAGATAGACTCTGTTAAATATGATTTGTTCTTTGAGAGGTTTGTCTCGAAGATTCGCGCTAAAAAGAAAGTTGTCGATGGAGTAACATACCTTGATGGTTCTTTGATGTGTGATATAGATATGGATGTGTGCTACTACAAGCGTAAAGATGTACTAAAGTATCTAGAAAAAGAGTTCCAAGGCAAGACTTCCAAAATAAGGACACTAAACACGCTTAGCGGCAAATTGGTAATGAAGGAGTGTGGTAAAACTGTCGAGGATAAATCAGAGACAGAAATGAATCATGTTTCTGCTATGATACCCAAGGTGTTTGGTCAGGTAAAAGATATATCAGAAGCTTACGAAGAAGTAGATGAGTTTAGAGATTGGTGCGATTCTAACCCAAGAACCTACAATACAGCGCAGAAGATAAAAGGATTAGTGAAGAATAAGGGTGTTCACCCATCTGCCATACTACTATCTTACGACCAAATAACTAAAAGCTGTCCGATAGAACTTGACTCCGACAAAGAAAAGATATCTTCCTACAATATGGACTGGTCTCAAATGTTTAACGTCAAACTTGACGTTCTTGGTTTGAGAACTGTTTCAGTCGTAGATCAAGCTTGTAAGTTCATAGGCATAAATGTAGAAGATATAGACCTAGACCATGAAAGTATTTACCAAAATCTTTATGATTTAAAACAACCACAAGGTATTTTTCAAGTAGAAGCTAGAGCTAACTACGAAGTCTGCAAAAAGGTAAAGCCAAAAAACCTAGAGGAACTTAGCGCTGTATTAGCTTTGGCAAGGCCGGGCGCTATGCAGTTTACCGATCAGTACGCCAACTATACTAACAATGATAGCTACGACGTAATACACCCTTTCTTTGACGATATTCTAGGCGCAACTGGAGGCGTTTGTTTGTATCAAGAGCAGATGATGAAGATGGCTCACAAAGTTGGATTTACGCTTGATGAAGCAGAGCTGCTGCGACGTATTGTCGGCAAGAAGAAAGTAAATGAAGTCAAGAAGTGGAAGAAGAAGATTAAAGATAAGGTTAAGCAAAACAATCTAGATAAAGAAGTCGGGGATGTACTATGGCAAATCCTTGAAGATTCGGCTAACTATTCTTTTAATAAATCTCATTCTATAGCTTATGCTGCTTTAGCCGCGGCTACGGTCTACCTCAAGTTTAATCATCCTAAAGAGTTTTTCTTAGCCCTGTTGCAGATGAGCAAGTTTGAACCGGATCCCATCGCTGAGATATCTAAAATACATAGAGAGCTAACTCATTTCAATATAGAGCTTTTGCGCCCAGATATACTTAAATCAAAAGATGATTTCTCTATTGAGGGTGATAACATAAGGTTCGGACTGACCTCAATCAAAGGCATATCTCATTCTTCTATTGAAAAGCTAAATCATTTTAAGACTTGTGCTTCAAATAAATTTGAGGTTTTTCAAGCATCTACAGAAGCTGGCATTAACTTAGGCGTCCTATCTGCTTTGATTCAAGCGGGAGCTTTGGATGTAGCTAAAAAGTATACTAGGAGCAAGGTTGTGCTAGAGTGCCAGCTTTGGAAGATACTTACTCCTCGCGAGAGAATCATAGCTTTAAGATTCGCTGAGGAAGGCAATGATGACTTGATAAATGTTATCAACCAAATGAAGTCCAAGGTTGATGATGAAGGCAAGAGGTATATCAAAGATTCAAGAATAGAAACCATGAGGAAGAGATTCTCTGGGTACAAGAGTATCTTTGACATAAACAGCAAGAATGAAGACTTTGCCAACTGGTATTATGAAAACGAGCTACTAGGATATACTCATGGTATATCTATCAGAGATATATTTCTAAGAGAAAACCCAGAGCTTCGTCAAGTGGAAGAAGTCAAAAATATTAGGCCAAAACAAAAAGTCTATTTTGTTGGTACTATTGCTGACTGCACAGGGGTAAAAGTTTCCAAAAGCGGTAACGAGTATGTTAAGTTTGAGGTTGGAGACGAGACAGGGTCGATAGATGTCTTACTATTCAACAATAAAAGAAATAGCGGCATTGATGATTGTATATCTGATAATGGCACACTCCCAGCCAAGAAAAATATCGTAATTGTGACAGGCACTAAAGCAGAAGATGGAGTGTTTGCCAACTTCGTGACCACTCAAGATAGAAAGATATACATGAAGTTAGGCCAGCTTAAAAATGATGAGAAAAATTTGAATTAACTATGCTTTTTTTATATAATAAAGCGTAGTTTATGATTCATTTTTATAAGCCAAATCAATGGAACTCTGGGTGCTGCTGTAGCTTTTCTTACAATACTAGCGATAAGTCTTTTTACGTCCAGCTTCTCAAACAGTTAAGTTGGGACTCTGAAAATTCAAAGGGCAAGTTCGACACTAAAACCCGCTCTGCTTGTAAGTTCACTCCTACTGAGATCGGTTCTTTTATTGACTGCATCGAGAGCGGCAGAGAGTTCTCTAGCTTCCATAAAACTCCAAAGGAAAACACTTCTTTCTCTTTCAAACCTAAAATGAAGGATGATAAGAAAGACGGGTTTGCTTTTACATTAACGAAGATGCCTAAAGACGGAGACAAGAAGAGCTACTCTATTAGCTTTACGTTTGGTGAATCTAAATTTTTAAAACAGTTTCTGCTTACAGCTTTGAGTATGTATTCATCTTCTTCCATTAAGGAGAATAACGAAGCTATCGCCAAAAGTATCGCTGCTAAAAATAATCAGTGAAGAAGAAGATTCTATATCAGTCGGACTCGGCGCTAGCGAAAACGGGCTTTGGTAGAAATACTAAAGCTCTTCTTTCTTACCTATACAAAACTGGCAAGTATGAAATAGTTAGCTACTGCTGTGGAAATGCTCGCTCTGCACCTACCCTGCAAAGAACCCCGTGGAAGTCTATCGGCACTTTACCTGACGATCAGAATCAGTTGGCGCAGCTTAACAAAGACCCCGGCCAAGCTAGAATGGCGAGCTATGGGGCGTATTTAATAGACGAAGTGGTAAAGCAGGAAAAGCCTGACGTTTATATCGCAGTTCAAGACATTTGGGGCGTCGATTTTGCAGTAGGCAAACCTTGGTTTGATAAAATCAATTCGGTCATCTGGACGACACTTGATTCTCTTCCTATTTTACCCACTGCGGTAGATAATGCCTCGAAAATTAAAAACTATTGGATATGGAGCAATTTCGCCACCAAAGCTTTGCATGAAAAAGGCCATACTCATGTAAAAACTGTTCATGGCTGTCTTGAAACTAAAAACTTTTATAGATTAACTGACGAAAACAGAAAGCAGCTTCGCGCAAATAATGGCATATCTGACGATACATATATTGTAGGTTTTGTTTTTAGGAATCAATTACGCAAGTCTGTACCCAACTTGCTAGAAGGTTTTAAGAAGTTCCAAGCAGATGTACCAAAAGCGAAACTGCTCTTACATACCCACTGGGGAGAAGGTTGGAATATCCACAAACTCGCAGATGAGCATAAAATTTCTAAAGACGACATTCTTACTACTTACTATTGCGGCAGCTGTTATGGCTATAAAGTAAAGCCTTTTACTGGTCAAGAGCAGAAGTGTGATCTCTGCGGAGCAGAGAAGACTATGAACACCACTAATGTCGGGGCAGGTGTTAGCGAGGTTCAATTAAATGAAATTTACAACTTGATGGATGTCTATTGTCATCCTTTTACAAGTGGCGGACAGGAAATACCTATTCAAGAAGCTAAACTTACAGAACTAATTACGCTTGTTACAGACTATAGCTGCGGAGAAGAGCAATGTGAAGAAGGTTCTGGCTCTATACCCCTAGAATGGAACAAGTATGTAGAGCACCAAACAGAGTTTATTAAAGCCTCGACCTGCGCTGAGTCAATCTACCAAAACTTGTTAAAAGTTTATTATATGCCCAAGAACCAACTTGAGTTTATGGGTAAGATGGCTAGACAATGGGTTATAGATGGATTTTCTGTTGAAGTCGTTGGTAAAATTTTTGAAGACTTTATAGATAACTGCGAACCAGCCAACTATGATTTTGAAAAGCAAGAAGAAGAGGAGAAAGTTAGAAATTTCCCAGATGCTTTTGTAGAAAATATTCCTGACGACTCAGAGTGGATATTGTCTTTATATAAGAAGATTTTAAATAGGGACAACACTATTCACGATGATGGATATAAATACTGGATGCAGCAGATTAGCAACAAGACTCCTAGAAAAAATATAGAAGATTATTTTAGGAAAGTTGCAAAAGACCACAATGATAAAAATTTCCCAGTAAAAATAGAAGACTTGTTAGATAAAGAAGACGAAGGTAAAAGAATATTATATATAATGCCTGACTCTCAAAAAGATGTTTTCTTAATTACGTCTTTATTTAAATCTCTAAAGGAAAAATATCCAGACTATAATTTATATGTTTCTACAAAACTGGAGAACTTTCCTATTCTTTGGGCTAATGAACATATTCATAAACTTATACCTTACTCTGAATCTTTTGATAATGTTTTGAGTTTAGAGGGGATAGGCGAATCTAATGAATATTTCACTATGGTTTTCGCGCCATATCTCACGACGCAAAGACATTCTAACTATATTCACAACATGAAAGATGTTATAGACAAGGACTACCTATGCACATTTTAGAATCATACGCGCTACAAGACAACTTAAAGATAGATAAACCTTTCATATATGAAAAGTTTTTTCCCATGGCTATCGAAGGCAGGTATATAACTATTGATACTGCTAGTGATGACGAATCAAATAAGTATAGCCACTGGAGTATGGTATTAGATTTCCTAACTCCATATCTAAAAGAAAAGAAAATCACCGCAGTTCAACTCGGAGGCAAAGAAGATGAACAAATCCCCGGCTGCTATATAGCTGTTGGCCAAACAGATCCAAATCAAAAAGCCTATGTTATAAAAAACTCTGCTTTGCACATTTCTGCTAACACTTTATCTTTGCAAATAGCTTCAAGCTATAATAAAAAGATTATATCTTTGTTTGGAAACTCTTTCTACGAGCAGTTTAAACCTTACTGGAGTAATCCAGACGATGTCACTTTGTTAAAGGGTAATATTAAAAAGCCTACATTTAACGGCAATGAAGCACCTAAAACTATAGATGCTATCGCTCCCGAAAAAGTAGCTCAAGCTATCCTGCAGAACCTTGGGCATCCTCATTCTTTTGCTTTTAATACCTTGAAGGTAGGTTCTCTTTACAAAAATAGGAGAATAGAATCTTCTTTATCGAACCCTATCGCAGATATAGGCGCACTAGGAGTAGAAAGTCTTATTGTTCATTTAGATTATAATTACAACTTAGACAATCTAATAAAGCAGCTTGAAATATGTCCGTGCTCTGTAATTACTAACAAACCTATTCCAGAAGATATTATTTTAAGATATAAAGAAAGAATAGTTGAGATAGTTTATTTCCTCGAAGACGACAACGACCCATCTTTTGTAAATTTTTGTATCAGCAAAGGTAAACAGATAGGTCTGTTAAGCAGACAGCCTAAAGAGTCAATTGATAAATATAAAATTAATTATTTAGACATTGATAAACCTATAAATATTATACCTGAGATAAAATTTGAAGATATAGAAGAGATAAAAAATACAAATAAGAAAAAGATATTTTTTAAATCTAATAAGTTTCTTATCCATGAAGGCAAAGCCTATCCTAATAAGATGTCTGTAGCTGTGAATCAACCTATCTCTTCTTTTGATCACCCCTTCTGTCAGATCATAGATCACAGAGATTTTTGGGAGGATAAAGAGCATTTCTACTTTGTTGAAAAAAAGTAGTTGACTTTTAAGCAGAAGTCTTGCATAATTAGCGACGTATGGCAAAGAATACACCGCCGAAAACAATAAAGAGGAATGAGCACGGGCTACTTGAGGGCATTAAGTATAGCTACCAAGATGATGGACTAATTGACTGGAGAAAGATGGTTAAGAATGAGCATATCGTACCTAACCGAGATAATACTTCAGAAACAGATGTCACAAAGTTAAAAGATAAAGATTTAATTATTCTTTTAGCAGGCTTGAAAGATGTTGCCCAAATGAGAGGTATCAAGTCCGTAAAGTATGACATTGTTACCGCTTCTCCAGAGTATGTATGCATGAAATGTGGTATCACTTGGTCAGGAAACTACGAAACTGAGGGAGAAGATGTCTACTTTGAGGGCACTGCTGATGCGGGGCTAAATAATACTGAAGGTTTTGGTCAGATTTATCTAGCAGCTATCGCAGAAAATAGAGCTTTCTGTCGAGCCGTCCGTAACTTCTTAAAGATTAACATTGTGGCCAAGGAAGAGATTGCGCCGAATAAAGGTAAGCAGGCTTCCACTACCAAGGTGACTACGCCTTCTGCTATGTTTTCTTCTCAATCATCTGTTTCCATGTCTCCAGATTCTTTTCTGCTGACGATACTAAAGGAAAACAATATCACTTTTGAGCAGGTAAGGAATAAGCTTATCGAGGAGAATAATACAGACGCGAAGAAGTGGAGCAGTGTCAAAGACATTCCTCGCCTCACTGCCTTCGAGATAATCGACAGAATCCAGAAAAAAGCTAAAGCAGCATGACACAAGACTTAAAAAACCGTATAGGTATATTTGACGAGATATCTGCCGACATAGGCCGAACAAAATCATTCACCAGACCTTCATCGCTTATCTGCTCCTCAAAGATTAGCGATGAGGACTGGAGGCACTTGCAGAACTCTGCAAACCTATACATGAATAAGTGTTTGCCAAATAATTCATTTATTACTGATGAGAATGAGCTATTGGAAACTTTCGCGCAAAACAAAGATAGTATTAAGAACATCACGCCAAACGGTTTGATTGTCCCTAAAAGACATACTGTTTTGGAGTACAATCTTCTTGTCAACGCGGTTGCTAGAATTATCAATAGTGCTGGCATCGGAGACTGGATTACCAGTTGGCACATTCCTCTTAATTTGCGAATCAAACATAACGAAATAAATGAGGAAAACATGAAGCGACATCACCCGACTGAACATATCCACTCGGATAGTTGGGCTGGCGAATCTGCTGATAGCGTTACTGTAATGATACCTATCTTTGGCGATACAGACCACAATCGGGTTACATACTATGACCCGCCAGATAATTTTGAGGACTCGTGGCTTGGCCCACTTCCTAGTTATGCAGATGGGGCAGAGATAGCTTCTAGATACGAGAAGTTAGACTTTGTGCCGAAGAAGCAGCATTTGATTCTTGCAGACTTCTCAACCTTACACGCTTCGCATAGGGACGCTGGTGCTGGCCATCGTGTCTCTATTGATACTACCTTCGTTCCTGTCAGAAAATATAAAGGCGGCGATGGAGAAACTATCCACCCGTGGAGGGAAAATGAAAGAGCTACGCACAAAGTTCTGAGTAGTTTGGGAGAAACTCATCTGTTCCATTTCCCAGATAGCGTAGACCAGCAAGTAGATAGTCAGGGAGGGTTTAAGCATCCTACAAACCTAGTAGTTAAAGAACTAGAATGATTTGTTACGATTGTGGTACTAAGGCGCAGCGCAAAGAAACTCGCGTTGCTAAAAAAGAAGGGCGCAGCCCTAAGACAACCATAAGATGTGGTACTTGGCGTAAGGGTACTTGCGAAAAATGCAAGAAGAAACGTATTTACGTCACAGAGGTCACAGACTTTTTGCTAGTTGGATAAAGTAGACATTGAGATGTGTTTTACTGCCGCTATACTTTAATGTATTTTAAGCCGGATACACACTCAAAATAAATAAAATGACCCAATTTAGAATATCTACACACTAGATGTGTTTTAAAGTAGCTTTGGGCATTTTATTAAGAGCGACTTCTGTCGCTCTTTTTTTGTGTAAATTCTTTTGTCAAAAGTCATGGAAAAAGATAAAATATATCAGATGATAGAGGACTTACTAGCTATTGACTTACGACATCTGGATGAGGATGAAAGGTTTGAAACAGAGTATCTCATAAATGATATAGTAATATCTCTTGAGGAACTCGCCGCAAAACTGGGCAAAGATTCAGATGTATCAATATAAAGCAAAGCTGATAAGAGTTGTAGATGGCGACACAGTCGATGCTATGATTGACTGCGGTTTTAGCACGTTCAAGAAAGAACGCATTCGCCTATACGGCATAGACACTCCAGAATGTCGCACAAGAGATAAGGAGGAGAAAGCGAGAGGTTTAGCGGCGAAAGCTAGACTTGAGGAGTTGATTGCCGAAGGTAATAACGAGTTCATTATAGAAACCTCTATTGATAAAAAAGGAAAATATGGCAGGCTTTTAGGCGTCTTGTATAAATATCCAGAGGATGCTTCTCCGTTTTCCGCAGTAGGGAGCTACAACGATAAGCTAATAGCCGAAGGTCATGCGAAGAAATATTTAGGAGGTAGTAAATGAAGTTAGAAACTAGAGTATTTATTTGTTTTCTTTTAACTTTAATTTTTATTTTATGCACCGGATGTCATAGCACGAAGTACGAATGGTTGCCGGAGGATAAGCCTGCTCCAAATAAATACGAAAAAGAGACTGGAGTAATAAAAGGCACTATTGTAAAAATATCTTTTTAATGAAACTATCAGTAGTTAGCGGCGGGTTTGACCCGTTGCACATAGGGCATTTAGAGCTTTTAGAAAGGTCTGCCGCAATAGCAGATAAGCTTTTCGTAATAGTAAATACGGACGAGTTTCTGGCAAATAAGAAAGGCAAGCCTTTCATGCCCCTCAGAGAACGCATGATGATTGTTCAAGCATTGAAGCCTGTCAATCTCACTATTAAGAGCATCGACGAAGATCATACAGTTTGTGCCAGCCTAAAATTTGTGAACGAAATGTATCGAAATAAGTTTGATAAAATTATGTTTTGCAATGGTGGCGATAGAACAGACGGCACTAACACGCCAGAACATAAACTATGCGAAGAGCTAGGCATAGAGAGCGTATATGGCTTAGGAGATAAAATACAAAGTAGTAGTTGGCTTACAAAGTAATCTATTTTAAGGGAGATACATACTAGATATGTTTTAAACTCGCTATAGATACTTAAAAAGTTGAAAAAAAATTAGACAAACAGATTTTTCCTACTATAATATAATTGTATGAGAAATACTACATACCGAGTAAACGTAACACAGGCGGGCAGCGAACTTCAGATTGATTCTGTTGAGAAGCTGCGTAAGTTCAATCAGCATCGTTCAGAATACGTTGCTGTTCCAAAGTCTACATTTACTGTGGCAAAGGACTCTCAGACGCTGAAGTTCAGTAAGCGTCGGACACGCAAGTAATCTCCCCCCAGTAAATAGTAGTCCTCATAACGACCCCGCTCTTCGGAGCGGGGTTTTTTATTTGAGTTTAACAAGCATAAATATATAATAAAGTATGATGATAATACCGAGCACAAAACAGGATTTAGTTGGGATAAAATATCTATGCTGGGCAAATATAATTTTTTCAACTTTATTTTTTATTTTAATTATGAACGCGAAAGAGCCAAATAAGACATTGTCTCCAGCTCAGGAGGATAAACTCAATCAAGCGACTGAGGCCATGCAGGAAGTTGCGGAGTTTATTAAAAGGAATGACTAAACGTCAAATAATAACTTGGTGGGTAATTATATTCTTTTTAATTATAGGTAACTGCATTTTGGCCGCTAAATATTTAGTATGATAGAATTAGTATTACAAGTTGCGTCGGGGTTAATAATTTTCATAGTTTGTATGTTTGCTTGGTCGTCTACTATATTAGTAGAAGAAAAAAAGAAAAGAAAGAAGGATAAGAATAACAATAAATGACGTATAAAGAATTATTATTTAAGATGGCTCGCAGAGGGATGCTTACCCTTTCTAATGATAAAGACGGGCGAGGTTTGTTTTGGGCGGGTATGAATAATTTAGAGGCACTTGAGAAAGAGTTTGATTGGGCAGACTTTGAAGGCGACGACCCACCTAATAAAGAATATTACGAGGACAAACAGGGTAGGCAGCAAGAGAAGCATAAGAATTATAGATACGGCCAGCACTTATTTAAAAATTGTGAACGATAAAAAGCCAAATAATGAGTTATCTTGGCCGCTAAATAGCGAAGTAATAGGAAGGGAAATTGTGAACGAAAAAACGCCAAATAAATGTATGTATGTAGTAGAGAATAAAGACATCACTTGGGAGTACGATGAAGATTCCTTGCGCGTAAAGATTTTAGAAATTTTAGATAAAATAGGAAATGAAAGAAGCCAAATAAATTTTGATTCTGAGTCCGCGAGGCAAAGCATCGCTAGTGTAATAGCAGATGAATTGTGAACGAAAAAAGGCCAAATAAATGACATGATTAAGACATTCTCATATTCCGACGAAAACAATGAGTTTTTAGACATGGAGCAAAACAATTACTTTTTTGAGGGAGAGGATTGTAAAGTCTTATACTTTAGTGCTGATAAAAATGAGTATTTAGATATTGTAAATTTTAACAATATAGATGACATAAAAAATAATTTTACAAGTGAGTGATTTGTTTTAGTGCTGCTACATACTAGATATGTTTTACGAAGTCTACAAACCTCACTAAATTTATGCGTTAGATTTGTTTTATTACGGCTACATAAATTATATGTTTTACACCGGCTACAAACTAGCGCAATTACTTTTACAAAGCTAATCTAATTTAAAATGGATACATACTTGATATGTTTTAAGTCAGCTTTAGATAGCTTTTTTTATTGATAAAAATTAACTGAAAAAAATTTTTAATTTAGGGCTTGACTTTTCACCAGAAGTGTCGTAGGCTGAGTTCCGTTATGATTACTACGTCAAAACAAACAACACTCAAACAGTCCGACGATTTCCAATCAGTATCTTTTGGAATCAAGGAGTCAGGACTCTCTCATATCTTCAATGTATTGCGGAATCAGTTGTACTCTGACAAGGTACTCGCGGTTATCCGAGAATACTCCACTAATGCGGTAGACGCTCATATAGAAGTGGGCAAGGCCGATACTCCAATCAAGGTTACTCTACCTACTCAAATGACCCCTGAGTTCAAGGTGCGTGATTTTGGGCGCGGCCTGACAGAGAATCAAGTATCTGAGATTTACGCGATGTACGGTGAATCTACCAAGCGCGGAACCAATGAGCAAATCGGTCAGTTGGGACTCGGTTCAAAATCAGCGTTCGCATACGGTGATAACTTCGTAATCAATTCATTCGTTAAAGGCACTAAAACAACCTACAATGCTTTCATCGACCCATCTGACGTTGGGCAAATCTCCAAGATTCACTCTGAAAAGACTGACGAGAATGACGGCATCGAGATTGTCATACCAGTAAAATCTGATGATTATGATGAGTTTTACCGTAAAGCAACTCACTTATACAAGTATTTCAAAGTTGTACCGGATGTTCGCGGGGCAAACCAAGAGCAACTAAAAGATGATTTAAAACGCGATGAGATTGTGGTTGGTAAGGACAACTGGAATCTTGTAAAAGGTGAGTCTTATGCGGTCATGGGCAACATTGCCTACCCACTAAACTACTCTGCTTTGAACTTGAGTTGGCAGGATGAAAAATCTGATTTGATTTCGTCAGGCGTTGTGATTGATTTCGCTATCGGTGATTTGGAAATCTCCGCTTCCCGCGAGGCGTTACAGTACACCGACAAGACTAAAAAAGTCATTATTAACAAGCTCGACGAGATTATCAAAGCATTACCGAGCGTGTTAGGTGAGAAGTTTGAAGAATGCGATACTTTATGGGATGTAAAGGTTTTATATAATCAAGCGTTCGCTCATGGAGGTTTCGGGCAAAAGATTCGTAAGATAGTCGAAACCAAGGGTATATTATGGAACGGCATCAAGATTACTAATGGCGAGTTCTCCAAAAGAAAATGGAAGGATGAGGATATAGAACTAAAGGTATTTAATCCTGACCGTACTAGGTATGGTACTCGCAAACGTGTTCGCAGCGATGAAGCTCAAAACATTTATGTCAAAAAAGATGTTTTAGTAATTATAGATGATATGCCTTCGCATCACGGTAGGTTGAACCGTATCGCACCTTTGTTGGAGCAGTACGATAAGCGTGATGAGCAGCACAAGGATACTCCGGTCTATGACAATGTTTACTTGCTAAACTTCCGCAATAACAAGGCCAAGCAGGAGTTCTATGATAAGACCAAGTTTGACTTTCCTACAAAGAAACTGTCAGAGTACCCCAAGGTTATATTGCGTGATATATACCCAAGCAATTCAACT